AAAAAATGATTTACATCAGGACACAGTCCTGAAAACGAAAACGTATAAGCGGAGAGCGTTAAGTTCTCTCCATACTGTAGGACTGTGCAGGTTTTATTACCAAAATTCCTAAAGAATTCTAGCTAAGGGCCGACCGCACCGGCTCATATCCGCTCACCAATTCACTAATTGGATTCGGAACTCTGATTTTACCTTAACTCCAAAATATCGGGTTGGAGATCCGAGTGACATAGTCACTAGTTTGCAGCAGGAACTGAACGGTATACCCACAATACCGGACAATTAAGAAAAAAGTATAGACCGAAATCTGTACCTATACTTGTATAGTGCCAAATTTTAGATGATGCCAAAGTATTTGGTACCAAGAGTGGGGTATATGAAACTTCTAAACTCCATGCATCCAGATCCGAACCATCTCCACTAGGGAGTTGAGTTGCGTATGCGGGTGCAGTAGAATTAAAACGATATTTCGTATAATTGGGCACAAGTATAGATAAACCTGCATTTGTTTCCTGTGAGGTTAGGGCAGAACCGCCAAAACCTGAATTAGCACTGGTACAATAAAAAGAACCAGCTTGACTCAAAGTGCCACGAATAGCGCCTGTTTGAGCTGAAATTCCAGCAGCACCAACTGATTGTGAATCACGATAAGCTCGGATATGATCAATAACATTGACACTATCCACATTTATAGTCCATATTTGAGAACCTCTCTGGGCTACATATGCTGGAGCTATCCAATTATAAGGAGTCATCATAGTATAATTAAAATTAAAATTGGATCCGGGAACAACAAGACCTTTAGCGGAATACAAACCATTAGTATCATATCCATACATAGGAGGGTTTTTGGACAAACGCTCTTTATGTAGAACATGATGGTCTGTACTATCTAAAGTTGGTTGGGTAACAAAAGAAAAAACTTTACGTCGCATAATTTGACGCAAAGACTTTATACTTTCCCCAAAATTAATAAGATACCTTTCATCATGAGGAGTGGAAACTGATGTTCCTGCAACTATAGGTTGCGGATCACCAACAATTTCATCACTCTGTACTTGAAAAGTACTGACTTGTTGTTTGGGTTGTCGCGGATTCGCGAATTCTAAATTATCTGCTCCTCTTACAAAAATGAGGATTGGAACGGTAGAAGTCGCAACTGGTGCTGTTAAAGCTGTCTGTACACGCAATACTATTGAACCATTATCAAAAGCATTATTATATTGAAATGTAGGAGATGCAGAAGTTGACCATCTTATATGGGCAGAATCTGTATCAGAAGGTATCTGCTGAAAAGCAGTAGCCTGCTGATATGGAATCCTAACTTCCACATCACTATCTTTTCCAATATCAATAATTTGTGTAAAAACAACTGAAGATGAAACAGAATCACTAATAATATTCTCACCTGTATAACCACTAGGATCGTAAGAAATTCGTAGACGACCTTTGTGAAAAGGAGTGGCAATAATTCTAAAACGAAATATAATATCACCTCTCCAATCGTTAAAAAGTTGAGAAATCCAATACATTGGAATCATATATAATTTAGAATCAGTTGCTCCATCATTATCATATAATGCTGGGCACACAACTGAACTAAATAATATATCATCCACGGCATTAGATGTAACCCACGATGCTGTACAAAGGTACGACTCATGTGTTACTAGGTTAGCTATAACCATTTCATCTTTGGCTGGAATACCTAGTACACTAGGATCAACAGTTAATTCATTCTTTGGATCAAATGTTAATTTTTCCACAGGATAACCTATATCCGAAGTTGCAAAGTTCGGAAAAGGGGAGGGTTTGTAGGGTAAAATATTGCTGATGACGGGAACATCAGTAAAACCAAATAAACGGGCAATTGAACCAATTGCAGTAGCTCCAAGTGTTGTAGCTCTAGCAAATCTTCCTATAATGGGAATATTTTCTAAATACTTAGAAACTGAAGCGACGGCAGTGGCTGTTTTAGAAACAGGACCATCATCGTCATATTCATCAGACTGCATTGCAAGACCTATAGAAGGACCAGACAATTTAACATCTTCTGCCCAAGCAAAAACTTGAACACTAACACCAGTACCTGTAACTCCATTAGCTGAAGCCAGAACTGTGTAGTTCAAAAATGTTAAAAGACCAATCTCAGTTAGATCAGAAGCTTTTTGAATATTAATCCAATTCTTTTGATAGAAAAATGGCAATGTCATTGTTCCAGCTTCAGAATTCTGTGGATATATCCAAAGATGTGGTCGTTGTGAATATGGAATGAAGTATCTTGTTCCAGAATCATTTACTATGGTTGTTGGGGTTAGAGTTGGTAAAGGTTGGTAGCCCATATACAAAGCTCCAAAATAAAAAGGAGATGCATTAATTAAAACTTTAACTTTAAGTTTACATTGTATAAAAGCAAAATTATTAAGTTTATATTTAATGCGCGTGTCATTGAAAAATAAATTCCAAGGACTATATGTGTGTGAGGTACCTACTGCATCTGATTCATTCCAAGTGAAACTTGCAATACGAACTGGCCGAGACAAAAATTTTGTTAAACCAATTTGTTCTGTTTCATCATAAGCAGATATACCATCATAACCTAAATTATAACCTACTTCAAGACCTTTTTGTTCATCAAGAAACTGTACAGTTTCTTTGGTCTCGTGATTTTGTCCTCCTTTATTAGAAACAACTGGTTCAATAGAATCAGCTTGAATTTCAAAACATTGGATGACACAGGGTGATGTACCACAACAGCGACAATCATTGTGATCCACTTGAATAAGTGGCTCAGATAAATGATGTTCGCCCCAATCACTACAGGGAGTGATAGGTACAATAAAGGGGTTTCGGGGTGGTATTTGTGAACATACTGGTTCACAGCCAGGAGAATTATTTAGTCGCTTCTCTCTACTTTGCGTGATTCCACAGTCACGCTCCTCTTTATAATAGTTAGCGATATTTTATAAGACAAAGGGGGTATCAGCCCACATTGAATCAAGTTTGAGTGATTGCACACTATATATAGTTTAACGACATCACGGTCGGTGCAACACTTCTATCGTGTTACAACTTAACATGCTTAGAACTATCCCAAAATAAAGTATATAAATCTTCCCATTCCGGTATAGTATTATTTCCAACATATGCTTGTAAACCAGACATCACTATGATCTCTCGAAACATATCAGCTTTTTCATTGTATATTTCTTTACCATAAAAGAAATATTCACGAATAGCAGTGGAAATACTACTAATAGCTTGTGCTTCTGGGCACACATTCTTCGACTTTACACAAACAGTAATCATTTTATTGATTGAATCGTGTTCAAGAGGTGCTAAGTAAGCTCCTACATCTTTATCATAAACCCATTTCCTCTTAAGGAAAGTGGCATCTTTAATATCGATGTAAGGAATTGAAGCAACTCCCTTATCAGCCATAGTATATTCAATACTAATAGCTGCATAAGCAAAAGAAATTGTTGTGTGATTAAACCATGCAGCATCATCACTAACACCTAAAATGTTATCATCACCATAAGTAAATAGCTTGACATTATCCTTAAAAGTAGAGCATAAAATCATAGCATCTTCCATATTATAGTTATGATAAACACTGGAAAAAATTATATCCTTCATAGTAGAAGGATTCATAGCAAATTATTTTTTCGTATAATTATTAAATGAACCGAGTACAACATATACATATCTATTATATAAAGAGTTCACTAAACTATTAATGATGACCGTTAAAGGATGTCCCGAAGGCATGGATCCATAAAACTCAATTAAATCACCATCATAATCAACACACGGAAAAGCAGTGTCGAAGGCAATACCAGTCATTACTTTGATATCATCTTCTGTGTATCCAGCTTTTATGGATATAGCTTTTAAAACTTCAAATGCAGACAATATTGCTGCGGCAGGCATTCTCTTATCATACTTACCAAAATCACCGGCAACGATCTTTTTTGTGCCAAATTTTGTAATATAATGATAAATCTCCTCCCACTCTAAACATTGTGCTATTGTACCAGGACCTGCTTCAAAAATAAGACGATTATCTTCAATAACAGTAACAATAGCCAAGCAATACTTCCTGACCACAATAGACCAAGCAAACTCACAACCTGTGAAGACACGAGTTGTTCCTTTTTGAACTTTAGATAAACCAACTGCTTCATCTTTTAAGTTACCACAATATACTGGGTGGTACCTTTTACCAGAAAGATACAAGTCAGTGATTTCTTGAACTCTGTCCATAATTTCAGAGTTGGGCATAACCCAATCTAAACCATCTGGAGCTTCAATTTCATCAATAAAATGTACCTTTGATTTTTTAAAAGGACAACCAGCACTTGTTCTGCGATTTATCTTATCGCAATATGGAACACCAGCAGCACCATTAACAGTAGTTATATCATCATATACCATTATTTTGTTATACTCTTTAGCGGGTAAATTTTTAAAAATATCATTGATATAACTCTGAGTGCATACTGAAAGTAATTCTGTATTCATCTTAACAACTGGATCAGTTAAAGAAACTAAAGATTTATACCAAGGTTCCCAATTCATTTTGGGCGCATAATGCATAACCTCATATCCGTACTTACACACTTCATCACAAATGAAAGTTTTAGTCACTCGTGATTTGTGACGAGTACGAAAATCTTTAAAAGAACCATAGATCTTAGCAGTTCCATCAGAAATAAATCTAATTGGACTTTTACTATGTATGGTCTCTACAACATCTCGGTGTTTGGATGGCATTGAAACATTTGGGCTAGAACATTGAATTTGATAGCCAAAGTGGTTTATTCCTTTTCTAACATCATCGAACGTTACTCGGATAGAACCAGCTGTTTCATCCATTCCTAAAAAATGAATTCCTAAAATTACCTTTCCTGGGGTATCTGTAAACAAGATCGAACCACAATCACCTACAACAGTCGGTTTTGAAGTAACACCAAACCAAATATCTATCTGTTCGTTTTCGTGTTCATACACACCTAGATGTATATTGTCAACAACACGAATGTCAGGTTCTCCAACTCTATTTCTACCAACATATTTTCCTTTAAATTTACCCTGTAGGGTATCTTTACAAAAATAATTGGATAGATCACAACCAGGTGGTCGTTGGGCAATTCTAACAAAACAAATATCTTTCCCTAAATGGTAAACCATATCCGAAGTAACTGTAATGTACTTTGAATTGGTAGTTATGCTCTCTTTTTGTGGGGAACTAACCACCTCTAGTAAAAAAGGATAATTGGTAGGAATACTATGAGAATTACACAAGTAAATTTGACCACTAACAATTGTGGCCTTGGTTACTTTAATGCGGTTTGTAGTGATATCTTTAGATTTAAAAGTAACACTATTTTGCAAAAGTTTTTTCTCAAAAATTTCTGGGTCGGCGAAGGATACAGATTGAGGCGAAATATCTAAATCTGTCAACACATAATTATCATGATAATAATAAGTTTTCTTAGCACTTTCAATGGGATCAGGTGTGCGTCCATAATCGACTCTCACCTGTTTTTCCAATTTTTCTTCTTTTTTATGAATTTTTTTGTTCATTTTCTTTATTTTTACTCATTTTAAAATAACAACCTATAAAAAACATTATACAACCAACTATAGCCATATTCTTACCAATGTTTCTAGAAATACTAGTTAACATGGCGTTGTGTCCAATAGAGTATTGCACTCTATTACCCATGTGGTGAAACGCAAAACGTATCATTCGCGGATCAGTTCCAACACGGTTAATCAACTTTAAAACAAAATATGGGCCAAATAAAATATGAAAAAAATATTTAATTAATGGTATATAAGTATAAATCCAATATAATATATAATATGTAAACATCTCTATACGCAAAGATAAAGGTTCTTTTCGAAAATCGTCCCTTAATGTGGGTGGTCTATCTAGATTTTGAAATCTAGGCATCTCAACATTTTCAAGTTGAACTCCTCTCCTAAAATTGATTAAACCATTATCCGCTTGTATTTCAAATCTATTGGTTTCATCTGTAGGCAAACTACAATTGCAGCCAGAAGTAGGTCTACAACATTCATCACAAATAACAATATTTGCAAAATCAGCACACTCGTCTAACATACGTTGTTGTTGACGCTGATGTAATTTGGCTTCATCTGAAAACCAAGCTAACAAATCATTAATATTGTCAAAATTTTTATGAACTACTGTTTTAGCCATTTGATTTTTAACAACATTTGACGCTGGAATAATTTTTAAAATTCTAAACGTCCAATAATTTGGATATTCACCAGATTTTAATTCTGGTAACAGTGCGGCATCTAACATACTAGTGTTTTTTGTATATTCATCTTTAACTTGAATGTCTAATACATAAGGCATGCGTCGACGAACGGCTAAAGAATTACTAAAATACGCATGGGCGTTCAAATCTAGTGTGTTAGTTGTGGCAATAACAAATTCAGCCAACATTGGAGTTCGACCTTTGTCGACAATATCGGCTTGTGGAGGCACGTATGGAACATTATTAATAACTTGAAGCATCTCCATTAAACTCTGATCCGGTTGGTTGGATGAGGGATTAATATAGGCAATATCATCTAACTGAACACACCACTGTGTTGAATTAAAATTACTCCAGTACTTGTCTACACCACATCTGGTGTATTTAAATTCCGAAGAAGTATTTAAACCGAAGACTTTTCCATAATGTTGGAAAAGAATTTGAGTTAAAGTACTCTTACCTATACTAGAACCTCCATACAATAAAAGAGAATACGGGGCCTTACGCACTTTTTGCGTAGCCCTTTTCCCCAATTCAACTGAATGGATCATTTCTAAATCATTGACCATGTTATGCAGTAAACGTTTTTCATGATCTAAAAGAACCATACTATATTTACGCATCATATTGCCTTTTTCTATAGTATCTTTAAGATCGGCTAAGAAATTGAATCTATCTATAGAATGGGGTTGTGGATGACTTAAAAAGTTACTTTCACGTTTAAGTCTAATGGACTTATCAGCCCATTTCTTATACTCACGTGAAGAGTGAAAAATGCTATCTAAGGTTTTTGTTTTGTAAAATTGATATCCAGTTTCGCAAAAGAAAACAATACAATCGAGTACACTATGAACAAAAGTTGGTCCTAAGTGAAAACTACGTCTAATAGTTTCTTCTTCAAGTCTGGAATAATCAAATTTTTCAAAAGTCAAACCCATTTTATTAAATAATGTGGTACACATTAAAAAATTTGTCATTTTAAGGATTTTTTGCGAAAGAACAGATCTTTTAACAGTTTCATAATCATTAAGCATTTCACGGAAATACTTAAGAGTATTTTCTATTTTATCTTCTTCACCAGAATCGGCTTGAATTTCAAATTTGTCGGAACGCATTATTCCTTTAATGTAATAAAAAAGCGAATTTATGAAAAGATCACCAGCATGTAGCGGATCACCTCTCATTTTCGCATAACGAACAGTTGCAAGAGTAACTTGTACTATATTTTTGCAACGTAATAATTCTTCAATTAGAAGAAATGAATCTTCAAACATTTTAACAATATAATCATTCTTTCGACTCATTGGTATAAATTGACCAATGATTGAGCGGAAATTT